TTCTAACGAAGATATTAAAAAAGAAATTTGTATAAAGAAAAAATCTGCCATTGTATGGCCGGAAAGAGTATCCATTGAGACCATATCCGAGGAGGAACAGAAGTTCCTGGACGGTATGCAAGAACACTATCCAAACGTATGCAAGATGAAAGAACCCCTGACCTTTCAGCAATATAAAAAGCTGCAAGGCGATTACACGCCAGAGGCCATAAGGGACATATTGGAGCGTATGGAGAATCATACAAAATTACGCGAGAAATATATAAGTGCAAACCTTACTATTCGCAACTGGATTAAAAGGCAAAACCGATGAACGATACAGTAGTACTCCCCAACGACGAAGAGATGGAACGTGGAGTATTAGGCTCCATTCTTTCTAACGACTGCTATCACGAAGTGCAAGATGTGCTTACGGATGAATGCTTCTACCAAGAGAAGCACAAGACCATCTATGGAGCCATCAAGGCCATTGTTGCTCGAGGTGATGAGCCGTCTATATTGTCCATTCCTCACGAGGTAGATACCAACCAAATCCCAGTTTGCGAAATCGTAGAGCTGACACGGCACGCAATCGTAACCGAGGTAAGGCAATATGCTTTGTTTCTTCAAAAACTCGCAAATCATAGGAGGCTTTGGATTATATCTCAAAAACTGGCAAGCCAAAGCCTCAACGAGCATAATGACATTGAAACCCTCATTGAGCGGATTAAGGTGGATGTAGATTCGGTATTGGGGGAGCTTTCTCCTACCACCATCACACTGCAAGATGGAATGAACCTTATCCACAAATTAGTAACAGACAACACGAATGGCGTTACAATAGAACAAGGCACATTGACTGGATTCAAGAGACTTGATGACAAAGGAGGGCTACATCCTGCCGACCTCGTGATAATTGCCGGAGAGAGTTCTCACGGAAAGACATCGTTTGCAAACTCAATCGTATTGAATGCCATTGCTAGTGGTGCTCGCATAGCATTCTACTCTATGGAAATGACGGCAACGCAAATGATGGCGAGGATGACTGCCATCCGTAGTGGAGTGCCAGCCAATCACATTCTCTACAATCCGCTATCAGCTGACGAACTTGGTCAAGTGGACACTGCTGTGGGAGGGCTGCTGAATCTCCAAGGCAATCTGTATATGGATGATAGAAGCACATCAAGCATTGATTCTATCATTTCGTCCATACGAACCAACAAGATACGGAACAACATTGACGGTGCGGTCGTGGACTATCTGCAGATTCTCAATGTGAATATGCGCAACACCAACAAGGAGCAGATGATGGCTGATGTGGCGAGACGCTTGAAGAATCTCGCCAAGGACTTGGGCATTTGGATTATAGCATTATCGCAACTGAACCGTGCCGATGGTGAGCCGAATATAAACCGCTTGCGCGATTCGGGACAGATTGCAGAAGCTGCGGATGTGGTAATGCTCGTATATAGACCCGAACAAAACAAAGTGGCAAGATACAACGCTCCTTTCGAGAATGTAGATACAAAAGGTACTGCGCTTGTCAAGATTGCCAAGGGGCGCAATATAGGGACTGGAGAATTTATCTGTGGCTTCAATCCATCAACGACCCATTTCTACGACATTGAGACTTTACCACCTTTGTCTGCAAAGCAAGAAAATGAGAAGGAGGGCGTGAAGATGCCATTCTAATATCTCAAGCCTTATACACGCACACATGAGACCAGTCGAACAGAGTAAAAACAGCTAAATCGAATGATATGGCAAGAAGAGGAACACCCACCATTAACGCCGATACCATTGCTTCACGATACAAAGGCGGTAAAGCCGAGGCTTATGCTCGGCTTAGAATTGCATCAGACAGAATATGGAGGAACAAAAAAATTGGTCGTATAATGGATCCGAATTTCACTCCAAAGAGATGGGCAATGTTGTGACATGAGACTGTTGGGCGCATCGAAATGGTGCGCCCTCTGTGAAATGTCAAGCCTTTACCGCGTATGCGTGGAAGGGAATTTAGTACAAATGTAAAAAAACAAGAACAATGGATATTACAAATGAAATTCAAAATTCGAATAAGGAGCTGCACATCATAAGTGAGGAATGTCTTGTAGCGATGTCTTACCTTAATGGCAAACTTGCAGCTGTCAGAGGCAGATTGGTCGAGGTAAAAAAGCAGGCAGCCTTGATGGAACGTGGAATTGACGTGTCAGAAATAGACTCTCTCATAGAAAAAATAGACTCAATTATTCACGCATACAAAGAGCGCACATCAGAATAACATCATGGATGGATTGCAGATAGTAAATACAGTAGACAACTCCCAACTCATAAGGGAGTTGCAGAGGGCGCGTAATGCCATCATCAATAGTGCCGACACCGCAGTAAAGGAGGGCAAAAGGATTGATGACACTTTCGAGAGGTTGAAGAAATCGGCCATCAAACTGACGGCAGGATTTGAGGCTGGCAGATTCATCCAGCAAGTAGTTGACATTCGCGGAGAGTTTCAGAAATTGGAATCTTCGTTGACAACATTGCTTGGAAGTGCATCCAAGGCTAATGCGTTGATGAGACAGTTGACAGAAACGGCAGCAACAACTCCATTCGGCCTAAATGAAGTCGCTGATGGTGCCAAACAGCTGTTGGCGTATAACATTGCAGCCGAGGATGTGAATGACACGCTTGTACACTTGGGTGATATTGCCGCAGGATTGAAGATTCCCCTCGGTGATTTGGTCTATCTGTATGGAACCACGATAATGCAGGGAAGAATGTACACGCAGGATTTGCGTCAGTTCATGGGGCGCGGTATTCCCTTGGCCGAAGAGTTGGCCAAGCAGTTCGGAGTTACCAAGGATAAGGTTGGCGACCTCGTAAAGACCGGTAAGGTTGGTGCAGAGGAGTTCAAGAAGGCCATCATGGATATGTCAAGCGAGGGCGGCAAGTTCGGTGGTATGATGGAGCAGCAAAGCAAGACCATCGGTGGCAAAATATCCAACCTCACGGATGATTTTGAAATGATGTTCAATGAAATTGGCACAAAGTCTGAGGGTATCATCAATGGGACTTTGGATGTCGCTGCCGATTTGGTTGACAACTATGAGCGCGTAGGAAAGGCTGTCGCATCCTTGGTAATGGTCTATGGTACGTATAGAACTGCGATGATGACCGCTATTGCATTGCAGAATCTCCAAGCAGCAGGTATCAGCGCATTGACTACCAAGGAGGCCATACACTACGGATGGCTTGTGCTGGTAGAAAAGGCTCAGCGGCTTCTGAACTCTGCAATGCTCACCAATCCATTTGTACTGGCCGCTACCGCCATTGCAGGAGTTACGGCTGCACTTATTATGATGAAGACACATGAGGAGCGTGTTACCGAAGCAAAAGAGAAATACAACGATAAGCTTGATGAATCCAAGCGTAAGGAAGAGGAATTGAGAAGCAGCATCAACAATCTCCTTCAAGTGGCAGGCGATGAAGAGCTATCCATAGATGCCCGTAGAAAGGCGCTTGTGAAGCTCATTCAGAAGTATCCCGACATCTTTGCCAAGTATAAAACAGAGGCAGAGATGCTGGCCAACATTCGTGATATACACAAGGAAATAAATGAGCTGAATGGTAAGAACTCCATTTCCAATCCCGAAGTGGAATTGAAGTCCGTAAACTCTCAAATAGCCCGATTGGTCGAAGAAAAAGAGCAGACAAAAGAATACATAAACAACGGGCGTGCTGAAAGAATCGGCAGTACAACCAAAGTAAGACCTCTGAAAGAGATACAAGCCGAATTGGACGCTTTATACAATAGACGTATGGAGCTGTACGATAAGATTCAGCAAAACAAGAATGATTCCTATTTTGAAAACCTTACCGGCATCAGTAACGATGACCTGCAAGCGGAGATTCAGAGACGCAAGGATTTGCTTGCTGAGATGCAGATAAACACCGAGGAGTTCAAAGGTGAGAATGGGGAGCTGTTCGGCTATATCAATTCGGGTGGTGCCAAAGGAAAGTTCTCTAAAACCGAATTGGAAGGACAGTTGCAACTCTTTGAAGCCGAGCAAAACAGACGTAACGAAAAGAGAATGACCCCAGCCGAGCAGAAAGCGCAATTGTTGAAGACATACAAAGAAGCAGAAGCGGCATTGGCGGCATTCGACAACTCAACCACGAAGTACACGGCAGCAGAGGCAGAGCAAGAGCGTAAAAGGCTCCAAGATGCCGTAGATGCAGCCAAGAAAGCATATCAGCAGTTTGGCGGTGAAGCTATCGCCAAAGAGCAGAAGAAAGACAGCAAAGACGCTAAAGAGGATATGCTTGCCGAGCAGAGAGAAGCCGAGGAGAAGCGCGACAAAGCATTTGCCGTTGACCAGGCTGCAATTGATGCGATGAAAGAGGGAAGCGAAAAGGAACTCAAACAGATGCAATTGAACCATCAGATGAAGATGGCGCAGATTGACAAGGAACAGCAAGACCTCCTCAATGCAAAGCGTGAACGCAAAGCCAAAGATGACCCAACGTATTACTCCAGCGGAAAGTATAAAGAAGAGACTTTGACGTATGATGAGTTGGCTGGCATCAGTTCAAAGCGTGATTCAGCAACCATAGAGTACAAGAACAATATCCTCGAATACTTCAACAGCCTCACGGACGGAGCAAGTAGAGCAGCCGAGAAGATGGACAAGCTGAAATCATCATTCAGCCTCATCAATGACGAATTGTATTCACAGATGTATCAAGCACGTGAGACAGCCGTCACTCCCGAAGATTTTGCTTGGGTCGAGGCATTGAAAGGCATCAGAAGTGAAGTTACCGCAGCGTACCTCAAAAGCGAAAAGGCCATCTATGATGAATTGCTCAATGACTACAAGGATTTTGCCACAAGAAGGAAAGACCTTGAAGAGCAGTACAACAAGGACGTTGCCATCATCAAATCGCGGACACCAGCCAATGACGCAGAGAAAGCAAGGCAGCAGGCAGCATTGAAGGAACGCGAACGAGTATACAAGGAATCCTTGAAGTCGTTAAACAACGAGGAGTATCAGACGATGCAGCAGTCGCAGCAATTGCTCGTTGATTTGTTCTCCGATACTGCGGATATGTCAAACAAGAAGATTCGCGAGACTATCGAGAACACAAAATTGCTGTTGGATTACATAAAAGCTGCCAAGGACGAAAACGGCAATGCTGAGATAAAGAATGACAAGGGGGAAACGGTGCAGACGATAACAATGCAGCAGATGCTTGATTTGGGATTCACCGAGCAGTCCATCCAAGTGCTCTCTGATTCTCCCGAACAAATCAAGGCTATCCAAGAAGCGTTGAAGAGACTGCAAGATGTCAGTGGCAAGAAAAACCCGTTCAAGCAGTTCTCAGATGGTATAAAGAAACTGAGAGATGCAAAAAAGGAGGCAGATTCGACCAATGAATCCTTGCAGGACATCTACCAGTCAACATCGGCCATCGCTGATATGTTCGGAAATGTATTCGGCCAAATATCGGATATATTCGAGACCATAGGCAACCAAAATATGGCTGACATCTTCGGTGGATTGGAAGATGCTATGTCATCGGTATCCAACATTGCCAACGGGTTTGCGCAAGGCGGTATCGTGGGCGGTATAGCAGCCGTTGCAGGGGAAGCCCTCAACTATGTAAACAAAGCGCTTGAAGCAGAAGAGGCACATCAAGAGGCTTTGCTTGCAATACAGAGCGAGAAA